CTTGCTCATGCCCTTTTTCTCCAGATGCTCTTCTTAAATGAGATACTAAAATTAAACCAACTCCTGTTTCTTCTACTAAAGAACGAAGACGATTCATTAAACTATCTATACCTCGTCTTTCATCTCCTTCTGTTATTACATTAACAAGCATATGTAAATGATCTACTACTATCCATTCACATTCGCAGCCTACTATAATATATCTAAGCTTGGAAAATATCTCATCAATATTTGTTGCGCCTAAATGCGCGTGTATAAACACTCTTCCTTTTTCTATTACATTATCAAAAAGTGTTTCTAATTGCTCTTCAGTGTACTTCTTTCTTTTTTCTGAAAGATATATTCTATCATTAGCTTCAATAGAAACTATACCATCTGCTGTGCGTAACCAGTTTTCCTCTAGTGCTACAATACCTACATTATCTGTAGTATTTTTAATTAACCAATGCTCTAGTTCTCTAGTAACACTTGATTTACCTAATCCTGTACCACCTGTAAGAGTAACTAGTTCTCCCTTTCGCATACCATAAAGTTTTTGATTAAGCCCTTCCCAGGGATAAGGAACACTTTCTTTATCTTCTCTTTTTATCCACTCCTTTTTCTTACTAGATAATTCTAATATACCAGAAGGTGTATAGGTTTTTGATTCCCACCAAGCCTTAGTAAATTCTTCATACTTTCCTTGCTTCAACATATCGTTAGCATCTTTAAAGCCTGTAGGAAAAGACAGAATCTTAGCCTTATTAGGTTTTAAAATACGAGCTACTTTTCTAGCTGCTTTCTGTCCTGGTTCATCATTATCAAATGCAAGTACTACATTATCAAATGATTCTACAAATTCAATACTTTCTCTTATGTCTTTAACTGCAGATGAAGCTCCTCTAACAGAAACGACAGCCCACTTACCACCAAAAATTTCATAGACAGCCATCGCATCACATTCACCTTCTGTAATGGTAAGGTATTTACCGCCAGTATTTCGATACAACTGCTCTCCAAATAATCCTGTGCCTTCAAAGTTACCGTTTGAAAAAAACTTCTTGACATCTATCACTCTGGTTTTAGTTGCGGCAACTTCATTATTATTATAGTAAGGATAGACATGCTTATTGGGACTAGATAAAACACCAAAAGCTTTAGCGGTTTTAAGACTAATCTTCCTATCATCTAGCGCATTATATGAGCCTTTGTAGGACTGTAGAAAAGTATTTTTATCAGCCGCTAACGTGCTTACTTTAGAACTTTCAGTTTTATTTTTTATTGAATTATTATTACATACATAACAATAAGTATGTCCGTCTGTATATAATGAATTACCATCGCTGCTGCCACAAGCTTCACATGGTATATGTTTTATAAATTTACTTTTTTCGATATTCAATTTAGATCCCCTTGAATAAAGTTAAAAAAAGCTAGACACTCACTTCAGAAATTATAATAGAGTTCGATATTATAAGCTCTGTAGGAGTGTCTAGCTGATAGAGGGTTCAACTTTCTGCTTTATCTTTTTCAGCTGTACTTCCTTTCTCTCCTTCTTTATTAATAATAGTGACGATTCTATCTGTGAACCAATTTATTGCTGCTTGAGTCGCTTCTAAATCTAAAGTTTGAGTTACTTTCTTTGTATTTTCTCTTTGAATCCTTCCAAAAATTGCTTGTCCTTCTTCTGGTAAATCCTCTATTGAAATTTGTACACCATCAATAGTAATAAAAGGTTTCTGTATTTCTGTATCCATCTAAAAATCGTCCTCATCATACATACCTGCTCCATCAGGCTCATTATATTCTACAAGATCAAGTAATTGAATTGCCCGTAAGTCTCTTCCTATACCTGCTTTATCAGCATATTCCCAAGAGTATTGAGAATATTGAACCTTAACAAGAGAACCATTACCTATCTTAGGTAAGGTATCTACACGCTCACGTTCTTCATTAATAAGAACAGGTCTAGTATTTTGACCACCACTTTTTCTATTAACATTTCTTTTAAAATTTAAAAATCTTCCATAATCTTTTTCTTTAATTTCATGCCCTCGACTTTCAAACTCAGAAAGAGTTTCATCATCTAACACTAGATTAACTTCCCATTTATCATCATATGTAGTATTTGGAGTAACTACGCTTGCATAGTACGCTCGCCCTGTTACTTCACCAACACCACTATTAGGATTAAATGTGTTTACATCTGACATTATTATTACCTCACTTATACTACATTTAAATTAAAATTTAATTCACAATTAGAATAACCTTTATCTGAAATAAAGTTTAACCCAGAAACATAATTTTGTACAGCCTTTTTTAAAAAATTAGAAGGGTTATCATCAGACTTTATATCTATATCTATAGCTTTACCAATATCATTAATATTAAAGTATGCAGAGATATTATAAGCTCCTTTTTTATTATCTCTATTTACTGCTCTGTAATCTATTGGTACTTATTCTCTGCTCTTTCTTTGTTTTAGGAGCAAATACCACAGTACATTTTTTCTTCTTAACTATATCTTCTATTATTGGAGTATCCTCTATTTCTACTTCTTTTATAGTAGTAGGCTGAACAATAGGGATAACTTCACTTTCTACTGCAGAAGAAGCAGAAGCGTCCAAGGGTAAAGTCGGAGTATCCTCACTTACTTCTTCAGGTATCTCTTGAATTGAATTTATTTCTTCCATAATAAATTCTAACTTTTCTTGAATATCCTTATAATTCTGTTCGTTTCTATTTACTGTATTAGTAATATGTTGCATATCTCTATTAAGATTATCTACAAATTCCTTAATACTTTTTCTCGACATCTTAACTTCATATTCTATGAATTTTTTATTACTCTCAATAGAATTTCTAGCATCATCAAATTCAAGTCTAGAAATAAGATCATCTGAATCCGATTTTTTAGAACGTATAATTATAAGATCTCTTTTTACTTCCTCTAAAGAAGTATTAATATACTTTGTATAAACATATTGTTTATCAAACTGTTGTTGAATATTCTTATTAAATACATTAGCACAAAACCCCACTAATATTAATACTAATACTCCTGTAATAATGTTACCTTTCATATTTTAAATCTCCGATCAAAACCTCCATTTTAATTTTCCTGTGTTCTGTGCTTTCCACTTTTCATAATACTCATTTAATTCAGTATAAGAATCTATATGTGGATATTTCTTTAAAAATTTCATTATCCATTTAGGAGTCATATAGGATAAATACACAGTTCGTTTAGCCATATAATATTTTTGATTAGAGGATAATTTATCTATATTATCTATAGAGACTTTACTAGCTTCTTCTTCATTCAAAAGAGTTTTTAACCACTCTACTTGCATTCTTTTAACTTTTCTTCTTAAATCTTTTAACTTTTTCTGATTCATCTATATAGCTCTTTAGAAGATTATAATCAATTGTTCAACATAAATCAAATTTTATTACTATTTTAACACAAAAACTTTTAAAGGTAACTCTTTTCCCTTAACAAATATATCTTTTTTAAAGACTGTTTCAACATTACATTTATTAGCTGTTGTTTCTCCTATTAATAAATCAACTCCTAGATCTTTCGTCGCACTCTCATATCTAGCTGCTTGATTTACAGCATCACCTATAGCTGTATAGTCGAACCTTGTGTTGCTCCCAAGATTACCCAGGATTGCATAGCCTGAATTACACCCAATACCTATTTTAATACCTAAATTAGCTTCTTCCATCTTAGACATTATTTCTTGAGCAGCCATAACTGCCTTTGTTTCATGGTCTTCTAAATCTAAAGGTGCTGAAAATATTGCCATCATTGCATCTCCGATATACTTATCAGTCATACCTCCATACTTTTGAACGGCATCAGACTGAATAGTTAATGTCTTATTCATAATTTTTGTTACTTCTTCAGGCTCTAGAGTTTCTGATAAGCTTGTAAAACCTCTAACATCTGTAAATAAATATGTACAATATCTTTTTGTTCCCCCTAATTTCAACAATGACGGATCATCTTGTAACCTCTTAACTTGTCTAGGATCAAGATAATGTTCAAATTGTTTCTTAATTAGTTGTCTAAGATTGTACTGCTTTTTAAAATTTATCCAGAATTGTTGAACGGAAATAAAGATCATGGAAATCAAACTCCATGTTACATCTACCAATATATTCTGCTGTATTAA